CTTGTTTTTCTGCGCTTCTTGGCGCACTTCCAACTGCCGCATTTCTTCTGCGATTCCGTGCATGGTCACGATGCCGCATGTGAGCAATCCTTCGACGTCCTTTGTCCGCTCGCCCCAAGATGGGTATGCGAAATTGATGTCACTGAGCTGGCCGCGAATTTGCGTCAATTGACTCCGCAGTTTTTCGATTGTCACGCTCAAAGGAACGGAGAAGTCTGTCCGGTAAATTGGGCTCTTTAGCGCCTGCTTGCGCAGACTTTCTTTGCCTGCGCTAGTCCACATGCCGCACGACTCGCAATTCAATTTCTCACTCATGCTGACCACCTTTCTCGCCCGCCTGTGCTTCGGGCTTGCCTTGAAGTGCGCGGAGGCGGTCAACTGATTGCTCGAACTGCTCGGGCGTGCATTCTTCGCGCTCGCCCGTTTCAGAGTTCCGAATCGCGGTTGTGGTTGCTTTGATATATTTCCAACGCTCTGCATCTTCCTGCACGCTCCCCACCTCGCCAAGTGAGGCCGGCTTTGCTTGCATGCCAAGATAGCCTTCCGCTTGCAGATACGTGCGCACCTTCGTGAACAACTGCATGCCAGAATATGCGGGCGACTCATCCTCAAGCCGCCTAAGCCATGCGCGCAAATCACCAGCCGGTTGCGAGGGCATTGCTTGCACGACAGGGGCGGCAAACAGCGTGCGCAACTCATACGGTCCGCCGCCGTCCTCGTGATCCGGGTAGCCGTCGTACCAGTCTGAGCAACCAGCTTTGCGGAACTGGTGCACAGCATCGCCAGCCGGTTGAATAGCTGCGCGCTCTGTGGCGGCAAGAGCGGAGTCGAGCGCGATTTGGTCGGCGGTTCTCATGAGGCGGTTGGCAGGTTGAGGTAGACAGGGTCGGTGCCGTCGATGATGGCTGGCAGGCGGTTGGCGGTGTCGAGGGCTGGTGCAGGCAGGGCAGGTACAACGAAGCCGACGATGCGCTGACCGCCTGCGAAATGCACGTTGGCCCACTCGAGGCTGGTCCAGAGCGGCTTGGGCTTTTTGGCGACCAGGCGCTGGACAGCGACGACCACTTCATTCGACAGGTCTTCGATATCTTCACCCCAGCCCGGCACAAAGCGGTCAAGCACGGCGCGAATCTCTTGCAGCTGAGACTCGGCTGACTTGCCGCGGTCGGCGGCGGCGCGCTGCTCAGGGCTGCCGGCGTCGTACTGCTTGAGCTGCTGCGCCAGGCCTTCGATAGCATCCGTCACAGCTGCTCTGCGATCGTCGACAACCTCGGACCAGCCCGGCGCCACCTTGTCGAGCAGGGTGTTGAGGAGACTGATCTCGTCACGGTGCTTGCCTTCAACGTCTTGCAGGCGCTGGATCTCGGCGATGGCAGCAGCGTTCAAATTGTCGGCGCCGGCATAGGCCGCGTTGTTGCCCTTGTAAAGCTCGTTGCGCAATTCGCTGATCTCGTGCAGATGCTGGCGCGCCGTCTCGTCGAGCTTTTCGCAACGGGCGCTGAGTTTGACGGATTCGTCCCGGTGGAGCTTGAGCGCTGAGTCGTTGGCGTCGAGCCGGTGCCTGAGGTTGTCGGGCACTGACAGGCGGCTGGCTATGGCAGGCAGGCCAAGGTGGGTGGCGCACTGGTCGAGTGCTTCGAGATATGCAGTCCACTCGTTGGTCGTGTTTTCGAGCTTGTACGTCAGGCTGGCGATCTGCGCGGTCGACTCGCCCATACCAGTCTGGTATTCGGCGACACGCGCCTCCAGAGCGATGAGCTTGTCGAAGTCGGCGTCAAGTCGGGTACCGAGGCGGCCGGCCACATTCGTCAGGCCCTCATGATTGTCCATACCAAGCAGCCTGCTGCACTCTTCCAGCTCAGCCATGTAGTCACCAACTGCGTTGGCGGCAGCGATCCGCTCGCGCAGGTACTCGGGCAGGCCCTGGATAAGTTCGCTCTGCGGGAAGCTGGAGACGTTGATGATGTTGGTGAGCACGTCGCTGAGCATGTTTTTGCGCTCGACGAGGTTGAGCGCAGCCTGCGGCACGTTGTCGATGCTGTTGATGCCCAGGATCTGGGCGACGTCTTCGATCGTGTCTGGCTGCGCTGGTGCCAGGCTGTCAACCAGCATGAAGCCGTATTGGAGGGCGTTGAGGGTGGCGTGGACGTTGCCTTCGGTGTCGGCGCGAGCGTAGTCGATTGCCTGCTTGATTTGGGTGAGGGTGAATTTCATTTTGGGTCCTTAGTTTCGAGTGAGGTAATCATCCAGTCGAGCCACGCAAGTCGGGTGGTAGCGATGCGCAGGTCGTCGTCAAGTTCTTTGTTGGAGACGCCTTGCTTGCAGAGCCAGGACTCTAGTGTTGTGTAGGGCGCCAGCTGCGCCGAAATATAAGCTCGCAGCGCGCTGGCGGCCCGCCACTCACCAGTGTTGCGACCAGCGTCGCTGATTACATGGCAGAGGAAGATGCGGGCACCAGGCAGACGACTGGCGATGATCACGCGAGCCTCGTGCAGGACGGCGAGTTTGGAGGCGGTGGTGGCGGTTGTCATTCTGTCCCCAGTTGGGCAATCATCCAGTCGAGCCAAGCAAGGCGGGTGGCACGCATGTTGTTTTCGTAGGTGGCTGCGACGATCTCTCCAGAGGTGATGAGGCCCTTGTCATGTAACCAGCTGTCAAGGGTGAAGTTGTCGCCCAGAGCGTCTGAGACATATTCGCGCAGATCTCTGGCCACCTCGTAATGGGCAAGGTTTGTAAAGCCAACGATCTCGATTGCGCGGCAGATGAAAGTGCATTTGTGGCTGGCGATCATGCTCCGGGCTTCGCGCAGGACGGCGATTTTGGCTTGGCTCATGCTTGCTCCAGGTCGTAAATCATCTTGTCGAGCCAGGCGAGGCGGGCTTGTTGGGCGTGCGAATTGGCGAAGCCTCTGTCAAGGCTTTGCGTCTCGGCTAACCAGCTGACCAAGGTGTGAGGCCGTCCGAGTTTGCTTGCGCCTGGAATGCCCTTCACAACCTCGAGGCGGATGTCCGCTGCAGCGATCCAGTCGACATCCCTGCACAGGAGTACGGCGAGGCAGATGTACTGCTCTTCTTCGCTAGCGATGAGCTCGCGAGCGGCGCGCAGGATGATGAGTTTGTTGGCGGTGCTCACAGCAAACTCTCGTTGGCAAGTGTGGTGGTGAGCCGGTCGATGCGTGACTGGTACTTGGCGACCTTGGACTCGGCGGACTCGCGATCGGCCAAGCTGGCGTGGAGGGCGATCTTGGCCTCGACGAGCTCGCGCTGGAGGTCGTCTTTTATGGTCGAACGATGGAAAAGGGAGTGAATTAGGCGCATTTTGTAACTCCTGAAGAAAATGTCCACACCTTATTTGAAAAGTCGGTTTTGGGTGTGGTTAATAGGTGTGGCAAAAGTGGGGTGTTACAGTTACATTCCATACAAAAAAAAGATGAGCAAAAACACCATTTTGACAGATGTTATACACACTTTTTTGCTAAGAGGTGTGGAATCGTCGGTTTTGGAGAGGACCAAAAACGATAGGACTATGACAACAATTTGCGTTACTTTCGACCGGGGTCAAGTTGGGGTGACCTCTACGCTATGGGTTACATTCCATACAAACAGGGGTTTCTGCCACACCTTTTAGGGGGTGTCCGAGAAAGTTGTAATTAAGAGAGCTAGAAAAAAGCAGAAAACCTGAAAACAGCATGTAACGCAGTAAGAGGTAACACCAAGGATCGTTGAAGTCGCATACCCCAAAACTACCCTTTCAGTTGATCGAAAATTTGGGTAGGTGGTATGTTAAAAATCAGCGTTACATTGCTTGACCCTCTTCATAGCAGAGACCTGAGACAGTTACCCAAAACTTGCATACGCTTGATTTATGAAATACACTGATTTCTCTCAACCTCTGAAAGTTTGTATGAAACTCAATGTGATGCAAATCCTGGAACACTTCTGCCTTGAAAACGGCCAGCTTTACCGTAAGCGTCTGGACGGCACAGTGCGCGCCGTGCGCTTGGTCGAGCGTGGTCGCGTTGTGTCGATGCTCAATGGTCGCAAGTATTTCGGGCCCGATATCGCTTGGTGCTTCTACTACGGCGTGGCGCCGATGTATCCGGTGGTGCATTTGAGTGCTGATCCGCACAGTCTGGGCAAGGAGCACCTTGCCTGCGCTCGGTTGAATCGCTTGCGCTATGCCTGCGTCGAAAGCTCTTCCGGCTTCAAGCACCCGCTGTCTCAGTTGCCTTTTATGTCGGCATTCTCGTGCCGTGCTGACTGGGAAATGCGAGCGCGCAGCCATTACGCGAAGGATATGGCGTTCATCCTGGCCAAGCAGGACGAAGCGAAAGCTCTGGCGATGGCGTCAGGCCAGCTGGAGACGTACCAGCGGCCTGTCAAGGTGCGCAGGGCGCCAGTGTCCACCAAGCCTCGTAGCGACCGCCCTGAGCCCGTACAGGGCCGTCAGTGGAAGTGGTACAAGGATGCGTGGATATCGCTGCCTGACGCTGTGCATCCGTCAGACGACTGGATGGTGCGGGCGGAGGCGGTGCTACGCAATCCTGAAGCGACGTTCTACTACGATACCTTGCTTCAGCGGACGCTGGAGGCGCCGAGCTCGTAATCGGCGCGCTGGAGTGCCAGGCGCACTTGCATTGGGAATTCTGGCGCAAACACATGCGCCAGACACTTGCCGGCGAAGTGCAGTTCACCCTTGAACTTGCCAGTCTTGGCTGCCTCGAAGAAACCACGACCCGCGGTCGGGTCGACACGGATCTTGAAGCGGCCGAAGTCGAGCACTTCACTGAAGTTGAACGGCTGCACTTGCAGATTTTGGAGGGCGAGGATTGGGTTTGATTTGCGCATGATGGTTCCTTGATGAGGTTGTGGCAACATTGCCTAATTAAGCGGTGAGAGCGTCCATGCGTGCCTCTGCAAATTCCAGGTGCACTTTGCAAGCGTTTTTGTGATGGGCCGGGCCGGTCAGAGCTCCAGCGAACACTGTCCGGACGCTGTAGGCGTGGCACATCACGGAGTAGGTCAGATAAAAAGTCGAGCGCCCAGTCAGCCAGAGCCGGTTTGCGTCGGCAATTTCTTCCATGAGGTCAAACTCGATCGCGGCATGGCTGCGGCACTCAATGACTTTTTGCATTTTTGATACTCCTAGATGGCGTTGTCGCGGTGCTCGTCCTGCTCTGCGTAGATCGGCTCTGGCAGCGCCAGACTGTCGAGGAAGGAGCCAATCATCGACACGACCACGATTAGTGCGCCAAGGGCCGCCCAGAGCGGCCAGTCAGCCTGCTCGTTCGGGTCGAGATTGAGCACATACCAGCACAGAGCGAGGACAACCAGCGAAATTTTGATCATTTTGTTTCTTTCCAGACACGTTTTAGAAGTTTGACAGCGTGCGGGACTCTCACAACCCCGCTCATTTGACATAACGCAACCGCCAGCGATTACACTCGTTTCTTCACCGCGTGCTCTGCTTGGCCGACCAGACGGCACGCACTCTCAAAAACAGCCAACTTGGCATCGTATTCGAGCTTAGCGATGGCATTGGCGGCAGCCTTAAAATCTGCTTCCGACATGTTCGCCAGCTTGTTTATCAGGTCGATAATTTCTTGTTTGTTCATGGTTTGTCTCCTCGTGGTTAAACAGTCTTACTCCTGCCAGCTGCGGAGCGAATCGGCAACTGGCAGGGTAAAACCCGCACAAAACACGCCTTGTGCGATGGCGTTTGAAACCGCAATGCGCATCATCCATGCGTGAATATCGTTCTTGAAGCGATGATTTAAAACGTTTGCGGCATGCCAGACAACCAATCACTTGATTGCTGGCGTTGAACAGGATCTGACTGGAATAGTGGGATTTACTTATCGGGGTGCACGCTGGCCCGTACTAACTGCCGTGACTTGCTTTGTTCGTGATAAGTATTGCGTTATCTGCTAGTCCGTTTGGCGGATTGAAAAGGATTTTTCACAAGTGAGCTACTCAACGATTGATTACGTGCGCGCTCTTAACATTCCCAAAATGTCTTGTTATCATCCGCGTTGCTCTGCGGATGCTCCTAACTAGCAGGCCGATATCATCGTTTATCAACCTGACCTATTCCTACGTCTACTCTGTTTCTGCTACGGTTAAAACCGATGTCCATAGTCCTGTATTGTGGTTACCTGACACCTGCGGATTCTCATAACGGCGCGCAGCGTATGCCGCGCGCAGAAAGTCGGACCGGCAAGCGCGAGGAACCGCGCAAGGATTTTGGTATATCGGCCAATTGTAGGCACGCAAGGCGCGCGCCGGATAAGGAACTGGGAGCCCAGACTTGCTTTGCGGCAACATATGTTGCGGCGCGGCAATCGGGGCGCGTCATCTAGTCAATCGTTGTGCTGACTAGAACAGCGACGGGAAAAGCATTCAAGACTGCACCGCGCACGATGCAGGGTTTGAAGGCTCTTATGCGGCCATCAAAACAGGCGTGCTGGCGGCGACTGCTTCGTCATGCGCCGCCAGCGCAAGGCGCAACAGTGTAATTTCGCCCACAGTGAGAAAGCCGGGCGTTGCCAAGGCATCGCAAACAGCGTCAACAGCAACGCCAATTTCGACATTGGCATTGCTGCCATCGTCAATAGTGATTGACTGTGGGACGTCATCGCCAGCGCTGGTCGCGTCTGCTACACTGGCCGCGCTGGCGTCGCTTGCCTCTTTCTCTGCTTTGTTCTGTGCGCGCACGGATGCTGCCTCGTCTTTGATCTGCACTTGCATGCAAAGCATGGCGCGTTCAAACTCAGCGGTAGCATGGTTCGCCTTGCTGGCGATGTCGGCGCGCACATCGGCGTTATGCGCCGCGTCGAGCTTGCCAGTGTAGGTCACTGGCTTGACAAGATCGGCAATGGCGGCGAATCCGGCATGGTAGGCGCGCGCTTTGGCCGATTTGCCACTGCACAGTGCCAGTGCTTCGGGGATGTCGCGCTGATTGCCCTTGAACGCCTGATAGATAGCGGCGCTGATGATCGAGAACGCGAATTCATGTTTGGCCGCGCCGCCTTTAAGATCGGCGGCAATCATGCGTGCGAGTTGGCCGACTGGCGCGGCTTTTGGGTTTGCGCCAGCATGTTGCAGTTGCGAAGCGATGGCGGTAGGTTTGATCGAAGCAGCGATTTTGGACATGATGTCAATTCCTTAATAAGAGGTTGGCGGGAAAATTCCCTATCTGTTACCGGCTAACCGCGCCAGTACCAGCTACTACTAAAACATAAAACCTGAACTACACCATCAATATAGTCTATTTCGACGTTATCGGGTAACAAAAGAGACAAAAGCGCAGAGTTTGACCACAGAAAGTCAGACATATTAGTAATGAAAACCGGAATTGTTATGCGGCAACATGTGAAATAAGTGTTAAATTCAGCCTGTTTTTAACCTGTATTTAACAATGTTGCCCTAGAGAAATGCCATTTAAACGCCCTCAGAGGGGCCTACAAGGCACGCGGCGCGCCGTAGGTACTTACCCCTCGGAGGGGTCGCGTTCGCCGTTTTGTTGTTTTCACACCACATATTTTGCTTAAAAAATAGGCGGTTTTTCGGGGCCTTCCGCCCTGGCAAACGCTATCAGAGTGACAACTGTTGTTGCGCGTGGGCAAGGGCGGTTTGGGTGGCGTTGGGCAATGATAGTTGCGTTTAAGCAACCTGGTCGGTGCGCCGGATGACGTATAGGGTTGCCGTACGGCAACGCGGCGCCTGGCGCGCCAGGGAGCTCAAAAATTCTCCGCAAATTTTAAAACTTTTAGGTCATACATTTGACCGGTGTCAAGACAATCTGCTAAAACTTGACCCAAGGCAAGTTCCATGCCAGAATCCGCGGCATGAGCAAACTTAACCTACGAGCGCGAGTCAAGCCCTACCTCGCCGACCTCAAGTCCCGGGCGACCACCAACCGCGCCGTCGCGGCCGAGCTCGGCGTGAACGAGCAGAGCCTCTGCCGTGTGCTCGCCGAACTCGAGTTCGAGAAAGAGCCCGCGGTCGACCGCACCTTGGCCACCAAGCTGCACCGCGAGCGCCAGGCGTTCCGCACCCAGTGCGCGGCAACAATGACACCCGAAGACGCGGCCAAGGCCTGCAACGTCAGCCTGCGCACCATCTACCGCTACATGAAGAAGGCAGGCTGAGATGGCGCTCAAGGACCACAGCATCAAGTCGGCACCGAAGCAGGTCTCGGCCGTCGAGCTAATGCTGCCCAGCCTTGAGCAGCTCTCCGAGATCGAGCTGATCGAGCTGCGCCACCAGATCGACCTGCGCCTGCAGCTTGACCTCGACAAGATCGACCTGTCCGAGGAGCTGGGCCTGCAATTCAAGCAGGCCAAGTCCTTGATGAACCAAGTCAACAGCGACAAAGACATCGCCACCAACCAGAAAGCCCAAATCTTCAACAGCGTGCGCGCCCAGCTGGCCGAGATCGTCAAGCTGCAAACGGTCGTCTACAGCATGGAGCGCCTGAAGAAATTCGAAGTGGCGTTCGTGAAGAGCCTTGGCATCATGCCTGGCGACGCGCGCGCCGCGTTCTTCGACCTCTACAGCGAGTACCTGAAAGATCCCGATGTCAGCGCCGGTTGATCTGGCCGAGCCGGACGACGAGCCGAGTCGCTTCCACGACCGCGAGACCCAGGAGCACATCGCCCGCCTGCACGCGGCGATCTTCAACACCTACGACCTCAACGACGTCGTCCGCTACATCGAGAACAACACCTATTTGAACGGCGACCGCTACTCGTTCAAGGACCACGAGTTCCAGAAGGACATCATCTCCGACACCACGCGCGACGTCTACGTCCAGAAGTGCGCCCAGGTCGGCCTGTCCGAGATCATGGCGCGCTACGTGATTGGTCTCTGCCGGATCATGCCGTACTTCTCGGCCATTCTGACGATGCCTTACTCGGGCGACGCGGTCAAATTCGTCAAGACCAGGATCAACCCGTTCATCACTGGCAGTCCCGATTTGCGCGACGCCATGGACAAGGACCTCGACAACACCGAGATCAAGGGCATCGGTACCAGCCTGTTCTACGCGCGCGGCACGTCCGGCGAGACGGCCGCGCTGTCGGTGCCGGCCGACCTGCTTGTCCACGACGAAGTCGACCGGTCCGACGCCTTCACGCTGGCGCAGTACCAGTCGCGGATCAAGCACAGCCGCTGGAAGCTCACGCGCCTGTTCGGCACGCCCACCGTCGACGGCGTCGGCATCGCGCTGCACATGGCGTCGAGCCTGCGGCATCGCCACATGGTCAAGTGCAACTGCTGCAACCACTATTTCGTACCCAGCTACCACACCGACGTCGTCATCCCGGGCTACGACGGCGAGCTGCGCGACATCACCAAGGACAACCTCAACCGCATCAACTGGCGCGACGCACATGTGATCTGCCCGGCGTGCGGGCGCTTGCCCAGCCTGCAGGACGAGCACCGCGAGTGGGTAATCGAGAACCAGAGCGACCTGCTTGACGCGCACGGCTACTATGTGACGCCGTTTTCGGTGCCGAACGTGGTCCCGACATCGCAGATCGTGCTCGAATCGACCAAGTTCACCTGGAACGAGTTCTGCAACCAGACCCTTGGCGAGACCAATTCCGACCGCGCCGAAGAGCTGATCAAGGCCGACGTCGACGCCTGCATGTATCCAGGCAGCCTTGATTCGTCCTCCTTGCACTGTATCGGTGGCGACATGGGCAATATCTGCCACGTCATCGTCGGGCGCCTGACGAACGAGGGCCAGCTGCTGGTGGTGCACCGCGAGCGCGTGCCGATGGTCAAATTCAAGGAGCGGCTGCGCGAATTGAAGCAGCGGTACCGGGTTTTGATCACGGTGCTCGACGCGTTTCCGCACACCGACACCATCATGGGCCTGCAAAAATCGGACAAAAACCTGTTCGGCGCGGTCTATCATCGCAGCAAAAAGCTGGCCACGTACGCCATCGTCAAGGCCGAAGAGGACGAGAGCAAGGGCAAGCTGCCGATCACCCAGGCGCAGGTGAACCGCAACGTCAACTTCGACGAGGTGATGGGTCTGTTCAAGGCCAGGAAGCTGGTCTGGGCGGCCGGCGACGAGATGGACGCGGCGCTGTTCGAGGCGCATGTGCTGGCGATGAAGCGCAAGCAGGAAATCGACATGGACGGCGAGGTCGCCTACATCTGGCACAAGCCGATCGACGGCCAGGACCACTACATGCACGCCCTTGGCTACCTGCATGTGGCGTGCCGCCTGATGGGCATGTCGGCGCGCAGCCTTGCCGGTACCGGCCGGCCGATGATGCTCACAACAATGAAAATTGTCACCCGCGCCGAGCCGGGCATGCCATCGACTATTGCCCGTAATTAAAATTCTTGTCGCAAAGCACTTTCCATGCCAGAATCCGGCATGGCAAACTTTCTCACACGCATGTTCAGCAAGGCCGGCGCCCCTGGCGCCGCACCTGCTGCGCCCAAGGGCGCCAAGCCGGTAGCGTCCGGTGGGAAGGCTGGCGGCGGCTCGATGCTGCCACCGCTGGAGCCAATCAAGGCGCCGCCAGGCGGCGGCGCGGCGTATCCCGGCTACCGGAAATCGATCGTCGCCCAGCCCGACACCAAGATTCAGCGCAAGGCCTTCGACGTCACCAACGTCGACCTGCTGACGACTTACCGCAATGGTGCCTCCACGGCCGAGAATGTGCGGGTGTTTGCCCGCTTCTCGCCAGAGATGAGCGCCTCGGTCGCGGCGACCAATGCGCTCGGCATTCCGGAAAAATACACCACCATCGCACGCAACCCTGACGGCTCGTTCAACCTCGACGGCACCAAGCTGGCGATGCAGATCCTGCGCCAGATGAACGCCATGGCCGATTACCAGGACGGCTTTTCGCACGTCTCATCGCTGCGCAGCGTCTGCGAAGCGCTTGGCAAGAGCATGCAGGAAGAGGGCGCCATGATGCTCGAGCTGGTGCTCGACAAGCAGCGCCTGCCTCTGTCGATGCAGCCGATCGCCATCGGCACCGTCGACCTGTATGACGACGACAAGGGTCTTTCGCCCAAGCAAAAGGTCGGCGGCGAGGAAATCGACCTCGATCTGCCCTCTGTTTTCTACGTCGCCATCAATCCGGACCTGTACGACGCCTACGCGCGCAGCCCGATGGAAGCGGCGATCCAGCCAGTGCTGGCCGCAACAGGATTCCTCAACGACCTGCGCCGGCTGTGCCAGCGCCACGTCTACCAGCGCTACGACATCGTCCTGCTCGAGGAAAAGATCAAGGAGCGGATGCCGTCGGACGTGATGCAGGACCCGGAACTGATCCCGGCATACCTGAACGGGCTGATCGATGAGGTGGGCCGGGCGATCAACAACCTCGGCATCGACGAGGCACTGATCCACTACGACTTCTTCGAGATCAAATACGTCGAGGGCGATTCCGGCAACATCCCGGACACCTTCAACACCGTCAACGACATCACCGGCGGCAAGCTGGCGACCGCCATGAAGACGCCAGCCTCCGTGCTCGGACTTGGCGCGTCCAGCTCGACCGCGGCGTCGACCGACACCTTGCTCTACATGATCAACGCCAACGCGATGATCCGTAACCCGTTACAAACCATCCTCTCGAAATTGATGACGCTGGCCGTGCGCCTGTTCGGCCTTGACGTCACCGTCGAGTTCGAGTTTGACGACATTGAGCTGCGGCCCAAGAGCGAGCTGGAAGCCTACTTGGCGATGAAGCAATCGCGTCTGTTGACTCAGCTCTCGTTCGGCTTCATCACCGACGAAGAGTTCTGCCTGAAGATGACCGGCCAGCTGCCGCCGCCAGGTCACCAGCCGCTGATGGGCACTCTGTTCCCAGTCGTGCCGGCGCAGCCAGCGGCTGACAACGGCAACAACACCTCGACCACCGGCACCATGGGCAAAGACAAGTCAGCGCCGGAAGCGGCGCCAGGCTCGAAAAAAGGACAAGCGAAATGAAAATCTTTAACCTGAACGGTGAATCCGTCCTGTGGGCCGGCTC